AAGCGATCTCGTTTAAGCCAGTCATCCAGGACATCGAACCAACCTCTCTGAGAAATGGGCGGTGAAAGAGTTGAAGAAGTCATAGCCTCCTATATCGTTTCTCATATTTATCTTAACATTCCTTAACAAAGAAGTCAATGAGTGTTTTTACTTAAAAAAATTATCCAAAGGAGCAAATGACGCAATTCGACTTTGTGCCATATTAATATACTCTTGATGAATCTCAATTCCCAGATACTGACGTTTTAAGTCAATACAAGAAATAGCAGTTGTACCACTTCCCATAAAAGGATCCAGAACTACATCATCAACGTAAGAATAATACTTTACAATCTTATCACTCAGTTCTTTTGGATATGGTGCAAGATGTTTGGAAGCAGTTTCAGGATTAATTTTCCAAACATTAGATCTTTCATATTCTTCTTTAACCAAAGATTGTTCTAGAACATTACCTTCATAAGAACGAACAACTTTATCAATCAAAAAAGGTGCTGGCTTCTGAAAAATAAAAATCGTTTCAGTGACGATGTTTGGTTTGTATGCAACTGGTTTCCGATGCTGATAAAATCCACCATTACGATTAATAGCAGCACCTTCTGGTTTTAACCAAACAATATCATCAATATATTTCCATCCCATTTCTTCCATCAAAGAAAAAAAATGAAATGGAATAGCAAGACGTTTGCTTTCATGCGCTCTGGATTCTCGTGCCTCAATTACAGGAGAAAGATTCACAGCACACATTCTTCCTGGTTGAGTAACTCTATGAACCTCATGAAATACATCTTTCAGAAAGTTGAGGTAATCTTCATATGTTGGCCAAGTTGAATACTCTCGAGCATTGTAATAAGGAGGAGAGGTGCAAGTTAAATGCACACTCTCACTCCCAAGAGTTTTCAGAACTTCTGAACAATCACCAAGAATAATTTTATTCATCCAATTACACGACTTGATTCTTTATTACTATTGCAGTCACCATTTTCAAGCGACTTTTTACCGTGACACAACTTACAAAAAGTTTTCACATTACTAGGAATATTATTATAGTGGTTTCCATCAAGATGGTCAAGGTCTAGTGAATTTTGAAATCCAATCCAACCATCACGGGGAACAGGGCAATCAAACCCCAGTTGACCATCAATGTTTTCACAATAATCTTTTTTATGAATAGTGACACCAGGAATAGTTTTTCCTTTCTTACGTGCCTCAGTGCAACGAGAACACTCAGATTTGAAAGACCAATACTTCCATTCACGAACCAAAACCTTTCGATCACAACCAGTGTTAACACAGTTTGGAAGTTCATGCCCTTCTGCAAAGAACTTCATCTTCATTTGTTGAGAGAGAGTGGTCATGTGTTTTGTTTCAACAAAGTCATTATAAACGAAAAAAGGACCCCTTACGGAGTCCTTATGACAGTTGTTTAACTGGATATCAACCGATTGCAGGTGCAGTAAGAGCAACAGGAGTTGACTCAGCCGCAGCAAGGTCAAGAGGGAAGTTGTGAGCATTACGCTCGTGCATCACTTCCATGCCCAGACCAGCGCGGTTCAGAACGTCAGCCCAGGTGTTAACTACACGACCCTGACTATCAAGCAGGGACTGGTTGAAGTTGAAACCGTTCAGGTTGAATGCCATCGTGGAAACACCCAAAGCGGTGAACCAGATACCTACAACAGGCCAAGCAGCAAGGAAGAAGTGCAGCGAACGGGAGTTATTAAAGGAAGCATATTGGAAAATAAGGCGTCCAAAATAACCGTGAGCAGCAACGATGTTGTAGGTCTCTTCTTCTTGACCAAACTTGTAACCGTAGTTCTGCGATTCTTGCTCAGTGGTTTCACGAACCAGTGAGGAAGTTACCAGAGAACCGTGCATTGCACTGAACAGAGAACCACCGAACACACCAGCAACTCCAAGCATATGGAAGGGGTGCATCAGGATGTTGTGCTCTGCCTGGAACACAAGCATGTAGTTGAACGTACCAGAGATACCCAGAGGCATTGCGTCAGAGAAAGAACCTTGACCAAAAGGATAGACCAGGAACACTGCGCTTGCAGCAGCAACAGGTGCAGAGTAGGCAACGCAAATCCATGGACGCATTCCAAGACGATAGGAAAGTTCCCACTCACGACCCATGTAAGCATAGATACCGATGAGGAAGTGGAAGACGACCAGTTGGAAAGGTCCGCCGTTGTAAAGCCACTCATCTAGGGAAGCAGCTTCCCAGATGGGGTAAAAGTGCAGTCCAATAGCATTGGACGAAGGAATCACAGCACCAGAGATGATGTTGTTTCCGTACATGAGTGAACCAGCAACGGGTTCACGGATGCCATCGATGTCCACAGGGGGAGCAGCGATAAAGGCGACGATGAAGCAGATGGTAGCAGCAAGTAGACAAGGAATCATCAGGACACCAAACCAACCTACATACAGGCGGTTATCGGTGCTAGTGATCCACTGACAGAACTGTTCCCAAGTATTTGATTGTCGTTGTTGTGCAATTGAAGCAGTCATTTTTTTCTTAAAAGAGTAGTAAGACCATCAGGGAAATGGTGGTGATACTATTCCCCAGTCACCCTCAGACTGGGTATGAGAGACGTTTTTATACACCCATAGGTCTCGGTTAGCGGGTGTTTAACAATGTTAAGAATTGTGAGAGATCCGTAACATTTGTTTACCTATTTATCATACTACGGTTTGCCGTCCGTGTCAAGCCTTTTCAGGAGAATTTTTCCAAGTGACTCCTGTGTTTTTAAGTTCTTCATCAAGTTGCTTTATCTTTTTATCTAAATCTTTTGAAGGTTTAGAATACTTGATAGTCTTTTTAAAAATTCCCATTAAGTATCAACGACTTTTTTGCCTTATCAAGTATTTATTATGCCCTATATTCGTCAATCTTGTCTAAAACCTTATTAAGGTATTGATGTGCCAACCATTTTGGATCATAACCAGATTTATTCATCCACTCTTTATCCAAATCATTTTTTATTTTAAGAACTTCACATTTTATTATATCCTTTGTCAACTGTCCTCTTGGCATAATACTAAAAAACTCTGCTCAATATTTAGAGCAGAGTTTTAAGTTATATCTTATTATTTCAAACTGGTGTGGTTTCCCTCACAGTTGACTTCACGTAATCAAGAACCACTTCTGGAGTAGTCGCCTCGTAAGGGTCGGTGGCGGCATTGTCCCGTTGCCCCTCCTCAACGAATAGTTTCTCGATGATTCCGTTATCCACGATTGCAGCATAACGCCAAGAGCGGTCACCGAAACCAAGGTTAGACTTATTGACGAGCATACCCATAGAACGTGTGAAATATGCATTGCCGTCTGGAATGAGTTTTACATTCTTGATGTTCTGATCCTGTGCCCAAGCATTCATCACAAACCCATCATTAACAGAGATGCAGTAAATAGCGTCGATGCCACTACCAATAAAGTCTTCATATTTCTCTTCGAATCCAGGAAGCTGATAGGCACTGCAAGTAGGAGTGAAAGCACCAGGCAAACTAAACAGGACCACACGCTTCCCATCGAATAGATCTGCAGTTGTTCTATTTACGAACTCGCCATTTTCACGAAATACGAATTCAACTTGAGGAACTTGATATTGTTCTTTACGCATTTTAACCTCCATCAAAACACACCAGGAATAATCTGACCAGTAGTGAGATAGGATCCAATAGCAGCTACGATTCCAATCATTGCTGCCCATCCATTAATACGTTCTGCCTTTTCAGTGAAGATTTTGTTCATTTGGTTTCTCCTTTTTATTTTACTTTGGAATAGATAGATGTCTCACCATAATCACGGTGAGTTTTATAACCAACAACTGCACCCTTAGTATTCATCAAAGCGGGCATAAAAGCAATCGTAAAAAATACTGCAGGTGCTCCGATAAAGAGAGCAGCAACAATCACATAATAAGTCAGCAGTTCAATTAGAGAGTGTTCCATTATAAGGATGTCGTTGTTTGAGTTCAGGATTTGGTTGTGAAGGAACAACTGGGTTCCTCGATTTGTTTTTAATTACGATGAAAGCATCGTTTTGATAAGTGACTGTTCCGAAAGGTTTTGCCCATTTAGGATTTGCTTCTGGACTGGTAGGAGTTCCAGTAACTGCTACTCCACCGATTTCAACTGAGATGTCATCATCTTTATCCCATCCAAGTGTTTCAAGGGCAATTGCAAACTGCCCTAGCATACCAGCAGTGCTCACAGATTTTCTTCCTGTTCAGTGAGGATCACGCAGTCACTAGTTGGGTATGCTACACAAGTAAGTACCCAACCATCAGAGATCTGATCATCATCTAGGAACGATTGCTCCTCATTATCTACCGTGCCACTAATCAGTTTACCAGCACAAGCAGAACAAGCGCCTGCTTTACACGATGAAGGAAGGTCTACACCTGCCTCTTCTGCTGCTTCAAGAATGTACTGATCACCTTCACATTGAATGGTAGTTTCGGTGCCATCGGGAGAGCGGAGAGTAACATTAAAAGTGGTCATTAGTAAGTCTCACAAAGTTTTTCTACGGATGCTGCCAACAGAACGAAGAAGGCAACGGATGTCATTGTAAAGAAAATTGAAGTCATTGTCAACCCTCAGAAGATCCCGAAGAAGAGGTTGCCAGTGAGAGCATAAGAAATGACCCCAGCAACAATGCCGACCATAGCCCAGCGTCCATTTGTTCGCTCCTTAATTTCGTTGGGAGTCATCATCCCATAGTTCTCATAATACATAACGGGTTCTTTGGCAAACATATTTTGTTGCCCGTACTCATTAGTCGTTACAGTCATCGTAAATTCGTTAAGAATTGTTACACAATTATATAGCAAAAATAAAGGGGCGTCAAGCCCCTTTGTCAGAATTTCTTAACTTTTTAAGTATAAATGCTTACTGTTTATCCTCAACTCCAGGAGGAAGTCTACCAAGATAAGGATTATAATCAAAAAATTGATTCCAGTCTTGAATATTTGCAGATTCATTTCTCCAAAACTGCCACAGACCATCATGACTACTACGATGAAACACATCAACATGAATATCATGAATATCAGATCCCAAATCAATCTTATACAAGAACAGTGGGATAGCAAAAGTATTGCCAGAGTTATAAATTAAATCATCCGCAACTGCGCGTGGTTTCACACCCTGATCTAGTTTATACTTATCTTCACGACAATGAAGACGAATCAATTTCTCTGCATGATGCCTTGTGATCATGTAGCAAGCAGTGGAAAAATCATTCACAAATCTTTTATGCATCTGAACGTGAACTGATGCAGGATTAATGATTGCTAATTGAATTACATCATAATCATAAGGAATTTTTGCATAGAAATCCTTCCAGGAAAATCCCCAATGAGTAACTGTACTAATATCACAATCATCTTCCATCATTAAAGCACATGGAGAATCAGAAGTTTCCAACCAATGCTTCATTGCTTTAAGATGTGAAGTTACACATCCAACTTCACCAGATGACATCATATCTGGGTAACGTCCTTTTAGAATGTCACCAAGATCTTTATCACCTCTACCATCATAAGCAGAGATTCGTTCATAGTTTTCAATTTCCCAATACTTAAATTGATCTTCCATGAACTTTGCCCTATCTGGTTTTTCATCCAGATTGATGTAGTAAATGGGTGGAAGATTTTTAAGTTTATATGCTGATTTGTTTTTGTCCATTATTCAGAAAGAATGCTTTCCATAATTTGTTTGAATACTTTGGTTTTTCCAACCAGAGGATCATCTAGTCCCCTCCAATTTGAATGCCAGTTAGTTGCTGCACGATAGTGTAGGAACTTTCCATCTAAATGAAGTTCCATATTATATCCACCAGCGTCTTTCTGCAAATCAATCTCATTATAATGAGTAGGATACTGGACATCAGTTTCCTTCATTTTAAGATTATTTTTTTTAAAGTACCTATATGTCTCACCACCAGTGTCAAGGTGTTCGCCATCAATAAAATCAATATTAAACCGAATATTGGAATCTAACTCCAAAAGTTTTGGCATATTAAAAAACATCAAACCATTCCACATATACTTAATATGCTTTCTAATTTGTGGAAGACCAGCGATAATACAATCGGACATATAATCATGAATATCAAATTGATCAATCAAAAACATATCGGAATCTGTCCAAAAAACAATATCAGACGAACATTCTTTTTTGATGATCTCATCAAATGACCACTGAATTACATTCCCAACTTTTGTCGATGGATTGTTATGTTCAAGAGTTTCTGGTGTTTTATAATATTCTATGTTTCTTTGATTACAAATTTCATTAAATTGTGATGATACTGTTTCATCTATTGAATCATCAACAACATGAAATTTATATTCTCCAATTAAAAACTTTTTAAAAAGATCATCCTGAATTTCTACAAAATCAGGACGATTAACGACAGAAGTAAAAATGTGTATCATATTTGTGCAGCAAGCCAATCTTCAAGTTTCATCGATGGTTCCCAACCAAAAGTCTTACGGAGTTTTTGATTATTTGCAAGACTAACTCGCGCCTCACCAGGACGAGGAGCAATATTTACTGTTTCGTGATTGAACATTCGTGCAATCTGATTAACGGAATAGTTATTCCCTGTTCCAACATTGTATACCTGACCGAATGCTTCTGGATCTGGATTTGAGATAGCAGCCATCACATTTGCCTTCACAACGTCACCAACGTAAGTAAAGTCACGACGTTGGTTTCCATCACCAACAATGGTTAGAGGTTCTCCTGCTGCCCTCTGACGAAGGAAAATACCAATCACAGGAGCGTACTGTCCACGCAGAGGTTGGCGTTCACCATAAACATTAAAATACCTAAAGATAACGGTTTGAAGACCAAATAAATCCGTATACATCTTACACAGTTTCTCACCATTTACCTTAGAAACTGAATAAGGATTTAGACAATCATCAGGTTGATTTTCAATATTAGGGGTTTGATTCAAACCATATCCAGAAGATGTAGAAGAATACATCACACGTTTCACACCTGCTTCACGAGCACATTGAAGAACAGTTACAGTACCAACTGAGTTAATACTAACTGCCTGAATAGGATTTTCAACAGCAGGTTGAATACGTGCCTCTGCTGCAATATGAAAAACATAATCTACTCCATCATAGAGTGGACGTGTGTTTTCATAATCACGAATGTCGTACTTATAATTTTGTGCTTTATCATTCCAATAAAAATGATCATGAGCATCAGAATACTCATTATCAATTACAACAACCTCATGACCCATCTCAATTAAACGGTCAACAAGGTTTGAACCAATAAATCCAGCACCACCAGTAACTAGTGATTTAGTCATACAACTCTCTCAGGTAGAAAATAATTTTTACTGTAAGTAAAGCACTCCTCAGTAGGATAGCTTGTCAAAGGATTCACCGTGCCGTGATATCCACTTGTTTGATAGAAGAATGGATCATCAAATGTATAAACATTGAACCAACGCTGGATCTCAGCGAATCCAATGTCTTGATAATCTTCGATTATGTATCCAGCATGATGACACACTCTCTGGCACATTCTAACATATTCATCAGTCAGATACAAGATCGCATGACCACTAAGCATGTTATATGTGCGATACAAATCATCTTTAATATGTTCATATTGGACAAAAGGTCCAGAGTGACCATTCATTCTACCCCAAGATGAAATACCAAGATAAACTGCATCAGCATCATCTGGAACTTCAATCTCTGGACGAAAGTTTTTGATCATACAATCATCTTCAAAAAGAACGAATGGAGGATCAATTTCTTGAAGACCTTTAAGATGTGCCAAAGAACATCCAGCAACAGGACGATCTGGGCGAGGTACACCCTCTACACGGATGATATTTTTGAATCCACATTCTTTGAGAATCTTTTGCATATTCTCATTCTTTTCCTTGTGCTGTTCAAGATTCATATAAACAGCAGGAATTTCTCTAAGATCTAAGTTCATTGTGATTTTTTTTCAAAGCAATGATTTTTGGTTCATAAGGATACTGAGGATTCTCCATTTGCTCCTCAGCAAAGCAATAAGAGGGAGTCAAACTAAGTGTCGGTGGATTATCAATGAGATAGCGATTCATCTGCGACTCATCATGCCAGAGAGCAATAACACCATTCTCAAGGTCTTTTGTTACACGGTCTGCAAGAACCTCCGCCATTTCAAGAAATCTCTTGGTAGATCCACCGTTAAAACCGCCAGCATAATAGTACTCACCTTCTTCACCATATGGCACATACGCAAGTGAATCGGGGTTACGGTCATAAGTTCTTTCTTCTTTTTTGTGGAAAGATTGGTATGGATGCATTGTGGCAACTAGATCACTTAAAACCTCATCACCAACTTTGTCAACCAAACCCATATCTACATCAAAGTAAAAGCAGTAATCAAACTGAGAGATAAACTCCTTCTCCTTAATGAAGTAGTTGTATCTTTTCAGAGTTGGCATTGGCCAAGGTTCATGATCAATCTGAGAAACCCTCACATTGTCAGATGCCTCTACCTCGTGATCGGTGAACAGAAGACATTCAATTTCATGTCCATTAAGAAAGTTCTCTTCAATATTATCAAGAAGACGTTCAACAAACTGAATGTACTTGTTTGTTGCAATAGTCAGAATACAAATTTTCATATTATTTTTTACCAACTATGATTATATTTTTAGTGCTTCCACATTCTCGGTAGTTATTATAAAGAGTAAATCCATCCTCTTTCAATTTAGAAGTTATAAGATTATAATTATCATAAACGTTATCAACCATCAAATTATATGTAATGTAGACTATCTTGCTATTTTTAATTACTTTATCGTAATAATTTAATTGAGATTGAATATCAAGTTCTGAAAGAGAATAATTACTAATTAAAAGATCAACGTCAGAAATAGTATCTAACTGTTCACAAGGGATGAACTTAATTTTTGGATATACATTTGAAAAATTTTTTAAATATTTTTCTTGAACTTTTAGTCCCTCAGAAAGATCAATATTTACATATTCATCAAAATCACACAAAACACTTAAAGTTTTACATAACCCACCATAACCACCACCAATTTCTACTACTTTATTAATCTCTACGTCTTCGCAAATTGAACTCAGGTCTAAACAGTTTTTAATATACCTAAGAGTGGTTGGTGATATTTTACTATCACCATAAAGGAATTGTTTAGGATTTCCAATCGAATCATTTTCTAAAAATTGATCTAAATTTTCTTCGTAAATTTCTTTACCGACTTCTTGAATATAATCGAAGTACTCTCTTCCTAGTTCAAAATCGACGTGTTCTAGAATAACGTTATATTCAGGCAGTGTTTTAAAATTAGAGAAAACTTCATCATCCTCTAAAATTTTATTACAAATATCAATATAATTTTTTGCATCATTTGGGTTAATGTCCCATCCATTAAAATTTTCCATAAAAAATAATTTACAAATTTACTTTAACAATTTTTTAGACAATTCTTCAATTGTACTATGATCGGCAATATTATATATTGGATCTTTGTACTTTAATAATTTTACCTTAGAGTACTTATTCATTTTGAATTGATACTTTTTTCTAACTCCAATAGACCATATAACATCCTCACCTTGTCCCCAAACCAATTCATCATTCAAAGGAAACTCCATCATAACATTTTTTTTAGCAACCCAGTAAGCCCCAGAAAAATACATGTGATTTGTAAATCTTTCTTCATCATATGGAAGAAGACATCTCATTCCAGGTTCAACAATATCACTAATTAATTGATTCTTCTGACCAAAAATACTTTCATCTCGTGGATCATTCCACATACATAGACACCAATCACGATATCTTGTTTCATCTGGATTTACAATTTTAGTCATACACAGATCAAAATCATTACCAAATTTCAAAAACCCAGCATACCAATCTTTATCGAATTTAATATAATCATGTAGATATACTATATTTTCAAAATTAGCATAATCAGTAACTGTATTTTTCTTTTTGGTAATCCAAGATTTCTTTATGCTTTCATCAAACTCTATTATTTGAGTCCTACTTCTACAAACCTTAGAATTTCCAACAATTATAATTTCATAATTTGGAATATTTTGTTCCTCGATACTATCAATAATTTCATTGATTTTATCATCTTCCATTCCATTAGTAATGATACCAAAAGTAAAATCCATACGTTAAATATTCCTATGCTAATCGTTTGACATAATCACTACAAATTCCATAACAATTAAATGCCTTTAAATCAGTGAAGACATCTACTGGCATATTCCACTCGGGCATTACAATAACTGATTTTGGAGTATAAGATTTTCCTGGATAAGTCCAAATATAATTTCTACTAGTTAAAGTATAATCATCATCCTGATGCCAAAAATAATTGAACCCACTTGTACCATAAGAAAACTCATAGAGTGCTTCAATATTTTTACAATGAATCCACAAAAAATCTTTATATTTTGATAACCAAAACCAGTCTATAAGATACTGAGGATCATCATGCCCAAGATAAAGTTTTTTATCATAGGTGTCATACCTAATATCAATCTCAACATGAAATCCTTCTAGTAATGCCTTTTCAATATACTCTGGTCTATTTTCTTCAAGAGGATTTGGTCCGTCGATATTACCTCGATGTGCTATAAGTTTCATACTTTATAATGCTCCAAGAAGTAATTGAGATCTTCGGGAGTTCCAATTCCCCACATCCTTTCAATATCTTTAATGCGAATCTTTTTACCATCTTGAATTGCTTCATTAAATACAGGGCAAACATAAAACTCATTGTTTGTCCTAATATTTTTTTCAATCATCTGTTCTGCATACTTGACATAATCAGATCCTTTTTTCCAGAAGTAGATACCAACAGTTGCATTGTCACTAATTGGTTTTTTCTCTGCAACTTCAGAAACAAATCCATCCTCTCCTACCTTTGCGTAGGACCACTTAGGATGAGTTGCTTTAAAACTAACGATACCACCATCTATACCATCAGCACTAAATGCATAAAGACACTCATTACTATTCCATTCAACAAACTGATCGGAGTTTGCCATTACAAGAGGAGCATCATTATTAATAAACTCTTTTGCAAGTAATGTAGTACAAGCAGCACCCTCAGTCAATCCATCGACTTGAACTATATTGCAATTAGGTGCAATCAAATTAAGTAAGTATTGAAGACTATATTTTTCATAATGTTCCTTTTGTACAATAAATGTATAGTTTGCTTCAATATTTAAATTTTCAACTACCACTTGTATCATTGGTTTCCCATTGACTTCAATTAAAGGTTTTGGGAATGTATATCCAGCATTTGCAAAGCGAGTTCCTGCACCCGCCATTGGTATAAGAACGTTCATCTTTTCGGATTTCCAAGGAACCACCGTAAGTTTTTTATCTGTAAAAAGTTTAAATACCTTATCAATTTTTTCTTGATTCAAATCATACCTATTTTCAATGGCAATTAAGTGAGCTTTACTGTCCAAAGCACCTTGCCTACCAATATGACTATCTTCAAAAATTATAGTATCTTTTGGAAGAGCATTGCAAGCAGTCATACACTTCCAGTACATTTCTGGAAATGGTTTGTTTCTCACAACATCTTCATTGCTGACATAGTAATCAATGAACTCCAATACTCCCAATTTAAGGAGAACAAGTTTAACAGTATTGCGAATACTATTACTAGCAACTGCAATTTGATAATCCCTTTCTTTCAGTTGCCTGAAATAGTACATCAATTCAAAATCATGCTCTAAATCAGAAAAAATTTTAAGAGTTTCTTTTTGCTTATCTTCCCATATTTGTTGATGCTTATCTGCTGGAAGTCCTTTCTTCTCAGTAAGCATCGTAAGTTTTCTTGATGTAGGAAGGCCATCATAAACACTCAAATGTTCTTCCCTACTAATCACATAATCAGTAGAAACATTTTCCAAAGCACGATTGAGTGCTTCGTAATGTTGTTCTCGACTATCAACGAGAACTCCATCAAGATCAAAAATTACTAACTTATTCATACAAAAAATTTACAATTGTATCCTTTGTGATACCAGAAGAATTTAGTACTTTATCATCAATCAGCAAATCGTAATGAATTTTACCCATTACAAGTTGATTATACTTCAAACCCCAATCATTTAATTGATGAATTGTTTTGGAATATAACTCACTATAAATTAGTGCTACGTTTCCTTTATATTGAGACATTCCTCTTGCAGTATATATGACTATTTTATTACCCTCCTCATATAAAGAATTAACCAGATCAATAACACTTTGATCTGGTTCACAATAGTCATATTTGTTTGGACCTAGATGCTCATATCCATTAGGACGAGAGCAAATTACATCATCAAGATCAAATGCAATAGTTTTTAGTTTGCTCATTTAATAATCCAAGTTTAGATTTAATTCTTCTCTGTATAATTTTATCGGCAGATGAAAAATTTGATTTTATTTTATCTATAAACTCTTGGTCAGATAATACATAATGACCACAAGTTATTATAAGTTGATCTTTTGAGACTCCGTTAAGATTAGGAATCCATTTTTTCCACTTACCTGAATTATAGCATATCTGATAAAATTCTTCAAACAAGTCACTATCCTTCTTACATTCTTCCAAATAATATTCAGATTCTATTTGCCCATACTCTGGTGCTATATTGATTGCATCAAGTCCTGCCTGAAATCTCATCTCAACATCAAACGAATCAGTAAGATAATCTCCATTATGCTCCTTACTCAATAACTCAAAGTCTTTTACAACTTGAATAAAATTTTGCAATCTTCGATTATTGAAGTTTCCTATATTTGTTCTTGTAGATAAATCTAAACGAGTTCCAGATTGAACAACAGCATACTTTATTTGTTGAAACTGATTAGGTTCTAATGAACTTTTAAGATATTTTAAAAACCATCTCAACTCTTTTGGTTCATATTTAAAGATTGCTTCCTCAGTACCAACTTCATACATTACATTAGAATTTTGATTCCAAAGTCGCACTAAAATTTCTTTTGTCTTTTCTGCTGCTTGCTCTATGGAATTAGAAACTCTAAAAGGATCAATATGTATAATGTCAAAGTATGAACAGTCTTCGGTAAAGGATTGTATTCCATCATCATAATCTTTTCCTTGTGATTCACCCCCATGATCTCTACAAAGTAAAATATTAGAATTTTGTCCCCTTACATACTCTGAGAATATTTTGGTATTCCAGTTATTCACATACCCACTACAATAGTCAACCTGTCTTCTTGATGGAATCAAACCAACAGAATGTTTTTGACCATGTTTAATAACACAGTCAACAACATTTTTACTCATCGGGCCTATGTAATACTTGGGGAAACTCATAGGATTTTTACAATCTTTCTTTCGGGATGGTTTTGAAAATCTATAAACTCAAATTCAACATTATACTTATCAACATATTCATAAAAAGCTTTTTGTTCATGATCATTACAATTAGGATCATAATTATAAATCCACTCATCAAAAACAATAATTGTTCCACTTTTAATGTATGAATGTAAATAATCAAAAATAGTTTTAGTGGATGAATATAAATCACAATCTACATGAAGAAGACATATAGGATTTGCTTCCTTTAAGTAAACTGGAATAGTTTCATCAAACCAACCTTTATAAAATTTTACACCATCAATACTAGGAACAATACCATCTGTACTAAAAAATCCTTTATGGCATGGTGTATTTTCCCAATCCTCAGGCAGTCCTTCAAATGAATCAAAACCAAAAACTTTGTAAGAGTCATTAAATTTTTTTCTAATTATATCAATGGTTCTTCCACTATAAACACCGAATTCGAGGATGTGTTTATATTCTGGATTAATTATTGAAGAAACATACGAAAACTGCTCTTCTAGTAGATTATGTTGATGCTGACCTGCGGCATTATCCTCAGTCATTTAAAATTCTCCTGAATATTGAGATAAAGGTTATACTTTCCAAAATAATATAAAAACATATCAAGAGGATGTTCATGAAGTGGGGACATATTCAACCATATTAAAGATGTGAGAATTTCAATATTATTAAAGTTTATATTTCTATCTTCACAAAATTCACGAAGAATATTCTTACAATCAATCAAAGATTTTTTAACGTAGACATCACAAATTATTTGTTCAGAAAAATCTATCTTAAAATAATTGTTATGTAACATTTCATGATTAAGAACAAGGTTATGATTTAATTTTGCCAAATCATAGTTCATATCTCCCGATTCAATTATACCATTAAAATCCTGTCTCCAATCAATTAATGTAAATGAGTCTGATATTAAAATATTATCTAAGATAAAATCACCATGAAATCCTGTTGGATTTGGTCCGATAATATCTTTGAAATTTATTTCAGTTATTAGGTCTTTAATTCTAGGAACTTCTACACCATTAATACAATCAACATTATCAGTTAAATTGTGCTTATCTAAAAATTTTTCAATCCTCAATAAAGTTTTATCCTTATAAAAAGATAGAGCATTATCATAAAAGTTTTCTTGCTCTTTCCCTACCCATAAATTATCATTCGCCCAGTTCAATAACTTTGAAAACTTATCCCTGTCTACTACATCTGACATGAGATCAGCATTAATATATTCATACTTATAAAAGTTTTCAGTACTGCCTAGAAGTTTAGGGACTAAGTTGCCTAAACTTTTAGTTCTCAAAACTCTATCATAACATATTTTTTTATTATGAAAGAACTTAATAACAAAGTTATCAAAGATAAAAATGTTTTCATCTTCTTTATCAAGAACATGAATTGTTCCCTTTATCTTTGATCTAGTTCTTTTAAGTGCATCAATGTTTCCAATATCATACCATTCATCAACTGGAATAACAGAAAAATTATTCATCTTACGAATAACATGACAATCACTCAAATCACTAGTATTCACAGTTTGAAGAATACTTTTACAAGTTTTCCAAAATATATCATACTGAACAATACCAGAAACTCCAACATAAACAAAGTCAAAGTTTTGCTCACCTTTCTCATTAATAGAAGCAATCTTTCCATTAACAGAATTAATAGTTCTATATGATTGACTGTTATATCCAGTACCACCAATAGACCAATTAGTAGAAAAATCTATATTAGAAATGTAGTTGTTAGGAAGAACTGTATCGCAGGCATGAAAAATAAATGGACACTGCAAATACTCTTCACATAAAGAAATTGAATAAAGTAAACTACTACCATCACCAGTGTAATTATCAACCTCAACAAATTGAATGTTTCGATCAATATGAGCAAGAGTTAGATACTGTTTTACATGCGATCCATAATGCCCAAGAGTTACAATAAACTCAACATCTTTTGGATATGTCTCAATGATATGAGATATAACAGGTTTATCTCCAACTCGAACCAAACTTTTGTTTGTAAATTTAGTTAGATTACCAAGTCTAGAACCCAATCCACTTGTTGTAAGAAGAACTTTATACTCTGCCATACTTATCCTCCAATCTTACAATATCATCTTCACCAAAATAATCACCAAGTTGAACCTCTACAAAAACAAGTTCTTCTTCCCCAATATTCTTAATTTGATGTTTTGATTCTTTTGGAATAAAAATAACATCACCAACTCTGTAATGATGAACTACATCATCAATCTTAGTCTGTGCAGTTCCTTTCACAATCACCCAAATCTCACTTCTTTTAAAATGATATTGATAACTAGGAGATTCTCCTGGTTTAATAACAATTTTTTTAACTTTGGTATACTCTTCATCCAGAAGATTAGTATATGAACCCCATGGTTTACTTTGAATTTCCATCTCAATCTTCCAGTTTAAAAGCATTAATAGACTTGATTAGTCCATCATTATTAAATTCAATAACATCAATCACGTCTAGATTTTCTTCACCATTAACAAGTATAGAAATCTGAACGGCATAAGAAGTTTCAGAGTTTGAATAGAATTGAACGGGAGTTACATTTATGGTGTTAACACTATCAAAGATGCCACGATTAGCGTCAACAACATTTTTTTTACCACTAGCAAAAATGTTCCAGTCTCTTAGTTCTACATCATCAGAAAACATTTCTGAAAGTGTGTCAATATTTTTATCAGAAAATACTTGGAAGTATTTAACTAAATCATCTTTATGTTTCATAGTCGTCAATATCCTAATTTGCAATAAATTTGTCTCAGCAAATTAATCTCATATTCAAGACCATTTGCCATACCAATACCCCAGCAATTGTAACTGGAATTGTGAATTGTATTATAAGTCAAGTGAATTGAAAATCCATTCTTAACGTAAAACGTTTTTTTGTTATGGGTATTTTTAAAAGTGTTTAAAGGAACTTCATCAAATGCATCTGGACCAGGAGTCATTACAACTCGTTTCCAGTCTTCGGTTTTAATCATAAAGACACTATTTGTGTAGTATGGGCAAGTAAATTCTTCAATAGAATAATCTTGCTTACCAATCATCTTATCAAAATTGTTCATAATGTATTCATTAAGAATAATCTGTGCTTCTGCACAAATACGAATTGGATGAATACCTTTATAATAGTGATCAATCTTACTAACACCCTCATAGTAAGCATTAGAATTCCAAGAACTTGCTTGAAGTGTGTATTGATTCAAGGAAGAATAATCAACACCCCAAAGGCCGTTTGGCATATCTCTTTTTAAAAAGTCAGAATAAATCTGTTCCTTTACAGATACATCAGTAACAAAAGACTCGATGAATTGATCAACCAGAGGAATATTATTTGAAAGTAATGGAGCTAAAATAAAGTTATCATCAGAATCAAGCACTCCAACATTTTCAATCATGTAATCCCATACATGATTACCAATAAAACAATCTTCATCAAGTTTTACAGAATACTTGGTATCCTGAGATAGTGCATATTCAACTTTTGACATATAGTTATATCCAGAGTTGAATAAAACTATATTAGTTTCAATACCATCAAGTCTCTCAAAATCGGTACTATGAGTGGATAAAATATTAACTCTTATTTTTCTTTTATTTTCTTCTTTAATGCGATTTAAAAAATGTTTGGTTATGTTCCAAAAATTAGTAGAACGATCATGAGCAAGATAATTAATGGTAATCATAATGTACGCTTAAATAATTTTAATAGTTACTGGGTATCCAATTCCCACCATGTATGTATACCCCTACTATCAGTGTCTATTCCGTAACCATCCAATAATTTCTTTAATGTTGGATACTTTGTGAAATTCCAAAGACCTTCTGAAAGAGCGTGCATGTGAGGGAATATAAGAGAGTTTGTTGTTCTATATTGCCTTACCGTTTTAACATTCTGAACACTGTAAGTATTCTTACTTCTCATGAAAGATAAACAATCTTGATCCTCATTTTGATTTTTTGTTTTATCTAACTGATCAGTAAACTCTTCAAATACAGTTTTTTTCCATATTGCTGGTTGGAAAATGTGACTATCTTCTTTGTAAAAATAATAATCATCATGTCCAGTAAAAATTCCATCTTGGGATTCAACTACACTATAATGTGCATAACTCAGCAAATAATCCCAAGAATTTTCACTCATAAAATTATACATTTCATCAAGAATTTTTCCCGAAACTGGTGCAGTAGGAATCCAGTCTTCATGTATAAAAAGGAGATATTCGCAATCAATCTCTTTTAAGATAGAATTAATTCTTTTTGTCCATACAATATTATCAACGTAAGTATGTCTAATCCAACTTTCTGGAATATCATATTTTTCAATATCATCAATTGTATCATTATATGCAAAATGTATTTCAACATCCCTTACATATTGACTTATCTGCCCAACAAGAGCACTCCAAATAAATGAACAATCAGAGTGTGTGTAAATGAGTAAAGGAATTTTAGATTTCGTAGTCATAGTCTTTTCAGATCAACGTGTGAGGCATAAAATTTTTCTATTGGAAATTGCCAAGAGGTATTATGTGGAAAAGTTCCTGATGGTCCAGATGGACTTTCATTATAAAGAACGTCTCCATACAAAGAGCATTCTTTTAAATCATATCCTTGTTCTTCTAAAAAAAATCCATAACAACCTTCACAATATCCAGTTTCCGCTTTATTGGATGGTAAAAATTTATCTGCTCCCATATCAAGCATTCTTTTCATCACTTTATTCTTACAAAAGAATATGGGACCATAGCATCCAAGACCAGAAAAAATATAATCATACTTAGAATTTTGAGTTATTTTTTCACCCCAAGTATTAAAATTTCCTATGGTTCTATTAAAGTAACATAAAATTGTAACATCTTTTTCTTTCAGGTAATCCATATTATCTTTTACAATCATAGAATCATGTAGAAAATAATAAAAATCTTCGCTTGGATATTTTTTGTAGGCATACCAATAGGCACCTATCATCCAATTACTATTTTTAGCATCTTCAATAATTACATCATAATCACTTAAAATGGAAAAATACGTCTTATCATTTGAATCACTATCAACAACAACTATCTTTTCATTAGGATGAAATTTTCTTATCGATTCAACTAGTCCAACAATAAATGGAAAGTTTGAATTATATTTGCACGGAATTACAAACATACTTAGCAAATTAACTTTTAATCAAAAACAGTAAGTCATCCCATCTACCTTTTTTGTCACGAAGATCAATACATTCAACAGTATACTCAAAATCGTTATCGATAGATTCGCACACTTTTTCAGATTTATCAATTAAAGAATCAAACCACTCTGTGCTTTGGATATCTTCGATCACGAAAAGTCCATTTTGTTTTAATTTTGGTAAATATAATTCTATGGATTTCAGTTGACTTTCCAATGTATGAGGACCATCATCAATAATAATATCAAATTGTCCTAGTTTTTCACAGAACTTTTGATCATAAGCATCATCAAAGTGCATTGTTACACCATCAATATTTCTGTATCTTTGATCTATTTTCTCATCAGAAATATCAACACCAACAATAGATTTAGAGTTTGAAAAATATTCTTTCCACAACTTTAAAGATCCACCAGTTTCTATTCCTATTTCTAGTAAATCAATTTCTTTTTGTTCGTAAGTTTCAAATTCTTTCTCATATACATTCTCAATGTAACTATGACATGTATTTTTGTCAGTTCCCCCTTTATCATAACCTTCATTAAAAAAATCAGAATCTAAATTAAATTCTTTCAAAATATCAATCAATTTCATTTCTTATAATTCAGCATTTCGTATCTATGTAGGTGTCTTTCATATACGTTTATATTTGAATTCCAGAGACTTTTTAAATTACCATTACCCATACCGATCCAAAATTCGCAGTTATGACGTATAGAAAGTATGGGTGGAGTTTTAGGAAATTTGATCTCATCAATTGTGGGTAATTTTTTAATGTAAGAAGAATTTGCCCACCAAAAATTGCCAGAATAATGAACGGTAGGTTCATCAACTAGATCCACACCACATGAATCATACTCATCAAGTATTTCAAGACAGTTTTCATATTGGTTAACATTAAAGTAAGTCATATAATGTCGCCAATCATCAATGCAAGGATTGTTTGGGGTTGTTACACCTTTTGTATGTACATATAAAATCTTATGGTTTTCATCTACCGATTCTGAAAATGATTTAATTAAATTTAATGTGAAGAATTCTCCCTCTTCAACACAAGGGTTTTCATGAATTTTAATCTTTTCATTTGGTTTAACAAATAAATTATTTTCCCCGACCACGCAAAGATTAACTGTGTCAACATTATCAATCAATTTAGAATTTATTATTTGATAATAAATTTCATCAAAAATTTCTTGATACTTTCCTACCGCAGCAATATGAAAATATATTGTATTTTTGTACATGGATATTAAATTATTTCCCAATCAGATAGGTATAAATCTTTCGTGTTCTTTGTCAAACAATCTCCACCAAACCAATTTCTAGGAGCAACTACTTTCTCACTCTTTGCTAACCAAGCACCCCACCAACTAAAAGAACTATTTGCAATTATATGATAATTGCACAAAGACATTAAACATAAGTCAGCGTCAGTAGAATTTCCTTCAGATACAGAGAACCTATCTGATGAGAATAAATCTTGCTGCTTACACCATTCGTGATCATCAGAAAAAACTATGACAGGTAAATTTGGCATCTTATTCAATGCCTCTTTATAATAATCTAATGTTTGAACAGGATGATTTGGATTGGAAACATAATCACCTCTTCTTATGTGTAGAGATATTATATCAGTATCAGAAAAATTTTCTTTTACAAAAGAATTACAAATTTCCAATAGATTATCATTAAATGTAAAATCTTTTCTAATATCACTCTCAATGTGCTTAAAGTATTTTTCACTTTGAAAATATCCAAATAAATCCACGTTATCTGGACAATTGTTAAAAATATTTTCATCAAAGTGAAATCCACTTTCCTGTACTAATGGATTTCTGATTGTGCTTTTCTTTACCTCAGAAAGACTAAAACAATCATAAATTGTAACATCAGAAGTTCTAACATTGTTGTCCCTATTTCCGAAGACATCTTTTGGGGGAATGCAAAAATCATATCCACGATTCGTAGCAATACCTTTCAATGAGGCATACTGAAACATTTGATTGGCAAGTCTCCCAAGATTACCAAGACTATTAAAAGAGAGCATTTTCTTTATACCATTCGTAAGTTTTTTGAATTCCTTCACGGAGAGAGATCTTTGGTTCCCACCCAAGTGCTTTGATTCGATCTACATTCATAACCTTTCGGGGAGTTCCATTTGGTTTAGTAAAATCCCAGTTAATATCTCGATCATAACCAACAACATCAGCAATAATATTTGCAAGTTCCCAAATTCTAACATCCTCACCTGTACCAACATTGATATGTCCTGCTTCATCATACTTCTGCATACAAACATAACACGCCTCTGCAAGATCATCAACATATAAAAACTCACGCATTGCTGACCCATTACCCCAAAGGGTCACAGATTCTTTGGCATTGTGAAACTTTGCAATCATCGCTGGGAGAACGTGTGAGGTTTCCAGATTAAAGTTGTCATTAGGACCATAAAGATTTGTAGGCATCAGAGATATGGCATTAAATCCATACTGTTGACGATATGCTTGACACATCATAATACCAGCAATCTTGGCAATCGCATAGGCATCATTAGTTGGTTCCAAAGGACCCGTCATCAACTGATCTTCTGTGATTGGTTGAGTTGCAAACTTAGGATAAATGCAAGAGGATCCAAGAAACAAAAGTTTCTTTACACCAAAGTTATAAGACTGTTGAATAATATTAGTTTGAATCTGTAAGTTCTCGGTCAGAAACTCTGCCTTATAATTACTGTTTGCCATAATGCCACCAACTTTGGCGGCAGCAATAAAGACATATTCTGGTTCCTCTGAACAGAAATATCTTTCTGTTTCATCCTGATTTGTGAAATCAACATCATCACGAGTGCCTTTGATAATGTTGTTATATCCTTTACTTTCAAGATTTCTCACAATTGCTGATCCAACCATTCCGTTGGCACCAGCAACTAATACTCTAGAATCACTGTCCATAAATGCACATATCCTCAACAAGTTGTTTAAAAGAAATCTTAGGTTCCCAACCTAGTTTTTCTTTTGCCTTTGTGGCATCACCTAATAAAGTCTCTACTTCAGCAGGTCGAAAATATTTAGGATTGACCCTGATAACGGTTCTTTTAGTAAGTTTATCAATACCAACCTCATTCAAACCCTCACCTTCCCAAGCAATTTTCATTCCAAAATATGGTGCTGCCTCTTCTACAAACTCACGCACAGAGTATTGAACACCAGTTGCAATTACATAATCATCAGGTTCTTCTTGTTGAAGCATCAACCACATTGCTTCCACAAAGTCCTTAGCATGACCCCAATCACGTTTTGCATTCAGATTACCAAGTTCTAAAACATCTTGTAGTCCTACTGATATTTTAGAAAGTGCTCTTGTAATTTTACGAGTAACAAATGTTTCACCACGACGAGGTGACTCATGATTGAAAAGAATACCTGTACAAGCATACATTCCATATGCTTCACGATAGTTTTTAGTTATCCAATATCCATATAATTTTGCTACACCATAAGGAGAACGGGGATAAAAAGGAGTAGTTTCACTTTGAGGAGTTTCTTGAACAAGACCGTAGAGTTCGCTTGTAGATGCTTGATAGATGCGGACACGTTCTTCCATACCCAAGAGACGGACTGCTTCAAGAATGCGAAGAGTTCCCACACCATCCACATCAGCAGTGTATTCAGGCATCTCAAAGGATACTTTGACGTGACTCTGAGCACCAAGATTATAAATCTCATCTGGTTGGACTTTTTGTATAACTCTTACTATATTAGTCGAGTCTGTTAAGTCTCCGTAATGTAACTTAACATTTTGATACAAATGATCAATACGATGGGTATTGATTAGAGAAGAACGTCGAACAATACCATGAACTTCATATCCTTTTCCTAAAAGAAGTTCTGCAAGATAAGATCCATCTTGCCCAGTAATACCCGTAATTAATGCAACCTTCATAAGGAAAATACTTTTTGTTATTATACTAAAAAAGAGAGGTTTATGCAACCTCTCTTGCTCAGTATGCAGGCTCGCCACTTGCTTTTTGACTAGAAGCAAGAAACTAGGCGGGAGAGAGTCCCATCCGCACCACTTGCTTTTAGGAAAAGCAAGAAACCATAAGGGGTCATTCTGACTCCACCACTTGGTTTTAAGAAACCAAGAAAAGTTGAGATAACTTTGTCATTTCAGTAATGCCAAAGAATGCTATCAGAAATAGCACATCCCAAAGTTTGAGTTTGATAGCAAAAGGAATACCGAGTAAACCCCCGATGAACTTTATCATCAAACCACTCTTAAAATCTCCCCATAACATAACTTGATATCCAAGTAAGAGGAAAAAGTTCCCGATATATCTCAGGACACTTGTTCTAGACATAAGGGGTTTGCTCCCGACCAGTGCTGTTATAGACCATCCGTGTCTTCTTCGTCGTCTTTCACATAACAAGGAACACGATCTGGATCTAACCATTTCGCATATTCAATATCCTCCATTGCAGTAGAACATTGTAGCACATTATCAAAAAGATAAATGTCATTCCAACGTTTGGTATAATAGTTTTGCTTTTGCATACGGTAATCTGGTTTACCGTTGATTTCTAAAATACCCGCTTCAACAAAGCGATACCCTTCGCGTTCAAGAAGAACCTTAGTTTTCACGCTTCAACTGCCTCGAGATCACTGGCGACATACTCCATAAGCATTTCGTAGTCGTCAAGGGGGTCACCAGAAAATACCACTCCTTCATTTTCGTAGAATCGGCGGACCTTTTTATAAAGTTTCGGACTCTTTACATCAAGATAGATTTCCCCGTTAGCAGCAAGACGAAGAGTGCTAACATCTTTTTTGAACTTTTGAATCAGAGACATTGTTTTGTTTTGTTGCCTTAGTATTATAAGGTGGAGACTGTGTTTAGTCAAGTGTGCCAGTGAAGAAACTGGCGATCGGAATGACAGGATTCGAACCTGCGACTTCTCGCTCCCAAAGCGAGTGCTCTACCAAACTGAGCTACATTCCGAAGTACCGTTATTTAGTTCGGTGTATAAGCATTATACCCATAATGGGAGCGATTGTCAAGCCTGCTCCACAGAGTCCTAACCAGATCGGGCTTGCTGCCAGTGTCTCTACTATGTGAAAAATCATCTTCCTCTCCAATTTTTATATTCATAATAAAAGTATTGGTCTACTTCGTCAAGTCCAGATAAAGGAGCATGAACATCCCAATGAGACCATTCTATACAGAACTGTTTAATATGCACATCATTCATTGCAGTTTTTACTCCATACATTCTAGAAAAAGCAGAAGATACAAAACCATACCTCTGCTTAATGTGCGGTCCCATTTCCCTTATACTCTTCGGAATCATAGTACCCTCCTCGTGTTCCGAAATACAGTGTAGTCAGTACAAAAGGAATAGCAATAAAAATAAGTGCTTTACCTAACATGATGACCACCAAACATATAACGCATTCCGTTCAAGATTTTTGCTCCGAACGATCCGAGATTGCGTGAGTTAAACCTTTCAAATAAGGCAGTAGTAATGACAGGAGCGGGAACCCCCAGATCCACAGCGGCAGAAACAGTCCAACGACCCTCACCGCTATCGGAAACTCCACCAGAGAACTGTTTAAGGCTACCATCCCTGCGTAGCACATCAGCAGTAAGATCGAGTAACCAACTACCAACCACGCTACCGCGACGCCATAACTCAGCAACCTCAGCAACATCAATATCATAGCAATAACTTTCTGGATCTGCCATTGGAGCGACCTCAGCATCTCCTTCTTTGACATACTTGGCACCTGCATTAGCATTCTTTAAAATATTAAATCCTTCGGCATATGCTTGCATCATTCCATATTCAATACCATTATGAACCATCTTCACAAAATGTCCTGCACCAGGACCACCACAATGTAACCAACCAAACTCAGCAGAAGTCACATCCGAGTCAAATTGAGTCCTTGAGGCAGCGGTGATTCCTGGTGAAAGGGCATCAAAAATGCGCGAACAAGTGGCGACCGCAGTATTTCCGCCACCAACCATAAGACAGTATCCACGATCCAAACCATAAACACCGCCGCTAGTACCGCAATCAATATATTGGATACCCAATTTTGCAAGACGCTCTGCTCTTTTCCGACTGTCTTTAAAATTGCTATTGCCATGATCAATAATAATATCTCCCTCACTACAATATCGTAGTAACTCATTGATTGTCTCCTCTACGGTTTCGGCAGGGACAACCATCTGAAAGATTCCTGGTTGATATTTGCCGTTTTTATTTTGTTTAACTACTTTAACAAGATTTTCAATATCAGTTGTAATTCCATTAACAAATCCCTTTTCAAAGGCTTCGTTTGCTTTTTCATAATTCCTTCGATAACCCCAAACTTCTATACCTGCTTTCATCATACGGCGAGACATACCTTCGCCCATTCTACCTAAACCAATTAATCCTACTTTCATAAAACCTCTGGATATGCGTGCGTAAGTCCCCAATGCATAAAAAGTCCAATAGAAGAAAAAAGAAGAAACGCTGATATTATTGTTCTAATCATCTTCTTCATCCTCATAAGTAGAGGGCTCTTCAAAGAGTTCTTCCATTTTTTGGTTGAAAACTCTTCGGTTTAATTTTTGCAAATCTTCTTCTGTAATTGTTGCCATTAGTTCAAAGTAATCTTGAGAAATGGAAGTAATGGTGGAATAACACCAATCAATCTTAAAAGTCCCTCAGCAAATAGAGCAAGAACCACCCAACCGACGCACATACTAATGATAGAAGCATTACGGTTGTGTCTTCTGATAGCAGCATCAATCATCTCCTGTACTTCTGTACGAGTTACATAATCATCATCAAATGGTTCCATCATTTCTCATCTCCAAGAAACTTTGCGAGAGGATCTCTTCGGGTTTTGACTATTTCAACCGCTCTCTTATAGAACATATTATCTGTGTTCCCAGAGGATTCAAAAGTCTCCTTGATCTTCACCCAGTTAAGGTAGGTGTGCTGATCCATAGGGTTTTAAGTTGAATACTACTAGTTATGCTAGTGAGTATTTTTATGTTGTCAAGTTTGTGTTGATACAAAAACACACATTAAGACAATATAAAGTTTGTAATATTTTGAAAGGAAGATCAGGGATTCGAACCCTGGAACGCTATTAACGTTAATAGTTTTCAAGACTATCGCCATCAACCACTCGGCCAATCTTCCGATAGAAGTCCTCAGCGGACTTCAAAATCTAAACGCTTTACTTTACGTTGGCGTCTTGCTTCTTGCCATTGAATATCTTCATTGGTAAGAATCCCAGACTTTGATTTATTATGATAAGAGTTTAGCATAATAACATTAGATAAGTCAACTGCTGAGATAACTCCATTGCGTATAGTTGCCATATTTGGACAACCACACGATACTGTTTTTCCAGAGATGCCTTCTAACTCCTTACCACAGGAGCGGCATCTGATCTTTAAATTTTCCATTATTAATTAAATAATTTTTTATTCAGTGAATGATCTTAACATCCAAATAAATTTTCCGTGTGCTTCGTTTAAATCATCAAGAAGATTGATAGTTCCTCTTGATTTTTGTTTCTCTGCTTCAACAGCAGCATCATCTAACATCTTAACAATTGTTTTATGACTATCAAGCAAATCACGAA